CCATTATCATCCAAAACAAAAGATGCCTTTGCTTTGCGACCAGTTAGCCAAATTCTTAACGAGTAAGAATATGGGAGCGTTTTACCGCCAGGAGTCATATAGGGTGTCGTCATTGCTTCGGAAGGGCTCCTTGTGATGTTGGTCTTTAATTGGTTCAACACCAACAAGCAGGCCCCTGCGTTTGCAATTGGTTGCACTAATTTGGGCATACCCTTTGAAAGAATCCTCGCTTTCATAGCCATTGAAGATTGAGGATTGTAGTCCGATTCTATATCGTGCTCAGAGGGCGTGAGAGCAAGCGAATCCCAAATGAATAACCACTTTTCAGGAATCTTTAAAAGATCTTCTATTTGAGCCAGCACACTTTCTACAGAAGTAGCCTGGATATAAACTAGATCGTCTAAAATACATCCGGACCTTTCAAGAAAGTTGGAATCAATTGCTGACTCTGAATCAAAATAGGCTACTCTAAAACCTTTTTCTTGTGCGTTGGCTGCAATTTGAGCCGCCATGAATGATTTACCTGTAGCCTCAAGTCCAGCGATTTCAGTGACCTTTCCCACTGGAATTCCTGCAAGTTTTCCTTTAGCGATAATAGAATCAAGCCAGCGAGAGCCTGTTGAAATCCAATCCTTAACATCCGTTGGATTTTCTTCTTGTAAATCATAAGCAACGCTAACCCCCGCACGTTTATTTAGTTGCGAAATAATGTCTTTTGTCGATATTTTACCAGATTTCAATTTTGTTACCTTATTCATCTTTTATCAACCCAGCAACTCGTTGAACGCCTTTTCCACATCATCTGTGTTACTCTGCTCAACAACCGGCTTTTCACCAAACTTTTCAATCTGCTCAGATTCACCGGACAAATGTCCGTCTAGAATCTGCTGGACTTCATCAGACGTCTTCCTTTCAAAAATAGTATCAAAGTTAGGAATTGTTTCTAGCAACTCTGCACAACGCTCATCACCTCCGACTGCATCATCACATAGAGCAGACTTTCTAGGCCGAGGTCGAATATCTGTAGTGGGGAAAGACGCACCAGGAGCCTTTCCATAAAGTAACTTAAGATCGTTGCCATCCGTAGGGTCTGTAATATCTCCATAATCAGGATCCAAAACAATACCAAGCAACTTCTGATAGGCTAACTTGCCATAGCCCCAAACCCTAACACCTTCAGACTCCTCACCCCGTACCAACACGGGAGAGAAAAATCTCTGCTTGGCAAACATGGTCTTAGCCAAATTCTTGCTATCATCCGAATTTTCATTCCAGAGTTGATTTGCGAAGTCGCACACTGGGCAACTATCGCCAAAATTTCGCTTTGGGCATAAGAAACTTTGACTTCCTACATTGTAGTGAAACCATCTTTCCTTAAAAGGATCTCCATCTGCAGTTGGAACAATACGAATATTATTCTCTCCATCTTCTGGACGCCAGAAGTTCTTCTTCTTTTCGCCCTTGCCCTGTAGGGCATTCATCTTTTGTTTCATCAAATCAATATTTAAAGCCATGTTTTTCTCCTGTTGTTTTTTTGCTCTTTGGCTAAAGCAGGTCAGCAAATTTCCTGACCAACTGAATCTATAATACTAAATGTTTTTTTGTTTGTCAACTATTTTTTTTCTTTCATAATGCCGTTTTTGTCTTGCACAAAATGCATTCCTTTATCAGAATTATGATTTAATTGTTTTACCCAGTAGACTTCCTTAATTTGAGCCCAGTTATTTTTTCTAAGTCTGGTATTTAACACATCAATCTTTGATGATACAAAATCTCTCCTTTCCTTTTCAAGTGCTATGGGGTTAGTAGACGGTGAATTAACCTTCATTAATAACTTAATGCCTTTAGTTGTGCCCATGGCTGTGTCTAAATGCTTTTCCGTCAACTCTAATAAAACCTTCTCTTTTAGTTTGTTTCCGTTTGTAGAAACGGTAGTAATGTTTGTGTTATCTGCTGGATCAAACCACTCATTAAAAGACATCCTTGATGGTTTCTTGTTACCTGGCTTTACTCCCGAAGGCCAGCCTCTTGAGGTTGCTGCGTGAGTCCAATCTGCAAATTCGACCGGCTTAATTATTGATTTTCCTTTACCAGCCTTTTCTCTAATCTTGGTCCTTGTGCCTTTGCTAAGGAATTGTTTCGGGTGAAGTTCGTTCATTATATTATCGAAAGGACCTTCGTTTTCTTCAAACCAATCTCCAGTCGGGTTTAAACCACGAAAAGTAGGATCAATATTGTAAAGTCTTCTAATTTGCTGACCAATACATTCCATAGTGTATGGGTTGTTTGGAGGAGCACTATTGCTGCCAATTTTTGCTATCTCATCTTCAAATTGGTTATCCTTGCAGAGGGTATAAGTGCCATCGTCATTTTCTAAATAAGGCTTTGATATCTCAAGAAAAGGCAATTTTTCACCTGGATATATTTCCATTAGCACTGGATACCTATTGTGGCCCGTTTCTAGAGTTTTTTGACTGTTTATATGGCAAACATAATGTAGACCTTCCTTTTCGATAAGAGGTTTAAGTTGTGCTTGACAATAAATAGGATCATAGTCCTTGTCTCTGACTTGAGATTTTTTTACCTGCGAAGGGTCTAAATAAAGAAAACTAGTAATAAATTTTCTATACTTCCGCCCATCGAAAGAGGTAAAAACAAGGCTTCTCAAATGGCCTTCATCCTTTCTGGGGTCTTTATAACCGGCTTTGATCAATTTTTGAACTGCCTTGTTTTCGGCAACCTCCATAGTGGGGATTTTTTTGTTTGCTTGTGCGCTCATATTATAACGTCCTTTCATTGTTTTGTAATATACTAAATGTTTTTTTGTTTGTCAACTATTTTTTTTGTAATGTTTAAAACATCTTGGCTCGTACATTTCTGAGCCACCTATCAATAACTCTCTATCATCGTCAAATTTTCTATATGTAAAGTAAGCATCCTCCTCGCACTGAGCACACACTGATGGACATTTTACAATCTTTGTGGCCCAAGGCATCATTTTAGCAATTTCCTTAAATGGTTCAGCCTTAGAAGATAGGTCTAGACTTGATATTAGCACAGTTAGACCGGACTTGTAAAGACTTATTACGGTGTTTCCTATGTTTTCTATCATAAAGGCTTCGTCTATCGCCACCACTTCGGCAGCGCTCTTTTCTAAAGATTCAAATATTTCAACACCAGAGACTATACATTGGGCTTTAATCCTACCTCCGTTGTGAGTAACAATTTCGCCAGTGGAGTATCTATTGTCTATCATAGGCTTGAATGCTGAAATTGTTTTACCTTGATATTTATATCTTTCAAGCGCGGCAATTAGCCTTGTTGTCTTTGAGCCAAACATAGGCCCAACAAACATAACCAAATCAGGATTTTTCAAGTTATATTTCCTCTATTAGAAATCTTGTACTTTTGATGTATAAATTTTCATATAACAGAAATCGGAATCATACTGTGTTTTGTAGACGCCGTAACTGTATTTACAGAACTCTTCGTTTTTATCTTTTATCAATTTTATAATATTTCTCTGAAGATTTTTATCATTATTTATATTTTCTTCAGTTATTCCAAAATATAATCTTTTGTCTAGCGGGGTATCAATTGGAAAAAATAATTTCTCATCTCCCGACTTTTGTTCTAAAAGGCCTATAGAATAAATTCTACGAGTTTCAAGCACTTCAGAAAAATTTGATGCTTCTGCGGGCTGGTTATCAAAAACCTTAATCATATGAAACGCATTCACAATCATGCTATTCATGCTAGTATAATAATCTGATATACTAGCATCCTCAACCAAAGCGTCCATCGACTCACTTGAAATTAAAAACATATCTTCAAATAGGCCAGATCTAGTATACTCTTGTAGTACTGAAAATATTACCTTATCTTGCATTCTTTTTTTGTCTGAAAGCAAAGCGGTCTCTGGCTTTATGTAAAGTATAGATATGTCTTTTTCTCTTATCCCATACAGTAATTTTAACGCTATTGATGATACTGCGCTAGCGCCAGATAAAACACATATAACCTTATCTTTTACTTTTTTCTTTAGAGCAGGCTTAAGCGCTTTGAAGGCGTCTTCATATAACTCTGGCCTCTTTTGTTTTGTTATGGTGTGCTGATCTGTAAAGTTATGCTTTTCATCATCTACATAGATCAAATTATATTGAGGAAAATTACTAAAATTCTTAGCAACCTCTATCCCTATTCCACCAACTCCGATTACAGTATACATTACACCTCTGTCATATCTCTAAAATTCTTGCCTATGCTGGCAGAAGTCAGATAATTGCCAAATCTAGTCTCACTAAACGTTTTTTGAATTTCATCAAATTTGCTAACGTCAGTTCTAGTAAAATCTAACACAATTGAGTCATGAAGTAAATAACAAATTTGTGTTTTACGTTCTTTTAATATTTCTCTAACTTTGTATGCCTGCTCAATACAGACATCACTACTTGTTGATTGTACCAAATAGTTTAGCGCGTGATCTCTGTCGCACGGAATACGTCTTCCATATGGAGTCGTAACTGCTTCTCCATCCCAGTATTTTTCTATTATAGCATTCTTATCATAATGCTTACTCAACACAGCATCTTCTGCTTTTGGGTTATACAGCCAAGCAAAGAATCGCTTTTTCATTTCATCTCTGGTAATTGAATTACCTGCTACCACCTCTGTGTTCCAAGTGTGTATATCTTGTTCTGGCTGTTCTTTGCCACTCAAGGCAAGCAAAGTTCTTATTTCTGCGGCGTTGAAGTCAAACTCTACAAATAAATCGTTTGTGGGTTCTAACTTTACTCTATCTTCTTTTTTCATAGTTAGTATAGGTATACCTGCGCCTTTATTCGATAATCTTCCGGTTCGCGTTCCAAATACGTTATAGTTAGTCGTTCTCTTCTTTTTATCAAATATATTCTTTCTTGTGTTCATCTCTTCAGATAAAATGTGCGCACGCTTAAGGGCTTCATAATCATCTGGTTTGCTGTAAGAAGAGAATATGTTTTCAATAATTTGTTCTTTTAAAATAAGATATCTGCGAAGATATTTTTCTGGTATGTAATCATATATACAAGTTGTGTTTACATCACATTTTGCAACCATCACAGATTTCATAATTGACTTTATTCTAGTTGACTCAATATTCCACTGTTCGTTTATATGTCCTGGGCAAGAGGAAGTTAAATCTCCCTTAGACCAAAGATATGCATACTCTGGTTGCACCCCAAGACTATTGATTTGACTAGAATGCTTCCATGTGCTTTGGAAATCTAGATCTTGAACCTCTTCAATAGAATTGAATTTCCCATCAGCAAAAACTTTTCTGCATTGCTCATTTGTATCGACTATTTGAAATATCACTTAAAGAAAAATGTCCCTTCGTTTTTTTAATAATTTCATTTCTGCAAAGTCTATTGATCTTTCAAAACTCTCATATTCGAACAAATAATAGCATGTTTCAAAATAAAATTCAAATGCTTTTTTGCTAGTTTTAATCCTATTTTCTACTAGAAGCAATTGAAGGTATATTTTTAACCAATCTCTTGTGTTGTATTGAGCAATAACCTTTCTGAGTGACGGTCTAAGAACATTTCTCGTAATTGATTTTATTTTGTTTGTTTCTTTGCATATCTTGTTAACTCTTCTTACAGCGTTTAGCCTTGAAAAGTCTACATAAATATCATATAAAAATTTTCTTAACATGTCAATATCAAATCCTTGACATTCATAAAAATATTCTCTCATGATGCTTTCTTTGTCTGAAACGTCGTATTGCCTCACATAATCAAACATTATTGTAGAATCTAAATTGGCCACAAAAGTCCAAGGAGCATGTTTTGGAATTACAAAACCAAATCTAGCCGCCATTTTTGTGTAAAAATTAAAATCTTTACTGTTTAAAATTTGATATTTCGCCTGATTTACGTCGTGAGACGTGTCTGCAGTTTCAAGCACAAGACCTGTACAATGAATTGGGCAATTGTTAGACTTCACGAAATAAGAAAACAATATTGGTTCTTCTGCCGCTATGTCTTTCGCAAATTTCATAAAATAAAACACTACATCTTCAAAAGTATTTATTTTATTTTTATGTGGATTCAGGTATCCTACAAAAAACATTTCTTCTAATTTTTCTAAATGTGTCTGATAAAGAGAAATAGGATTTATGTAAGCCTTTTTGGGCACCAAGGTTCTCGCGCCGAGTATTGGTTCTAAATTTCTATTTGTTACCTGCTGAGAATATTGATAATTCATATCCGCAAAGGCATCGGCAACAAAATCTAAAGCCAAAAGATTTGAACCTGGTATTTGTTTTAAGGTAACTCTATCTAACGGTGCAACCACTCTACCATTATTGTTGACTCTGGCATAAAAGAACTGCCTTTGTTCCCAATTGTCAAAATGATAGAAATGCGCTATATCTTTTGTTTTTTCGAGATACTTAACTCTATCCATAAATTTTTTTCTTGTACCACTCATAATTTGCTCCCACTAAGACTTAAGCGCCTTTTTTGCCTTTTTATCAACATAAACGTTATATGCTTCCAAACTGGTCGTAAACCCACTAGACGAAAAAGAGTGCTCAACTTTTAGTGTCATATACGTGCCTGTTAATCCTAGCGTTTCTAGAATTGAATCTCTTGTACCTTGCGTTAAGCCTAACAAGGTTGGCTGCAGATTAAAAGAATAGCCGGGAAAAAAATTAACATTACCGATTATATCAAGCGAAACATTGTAAACTTGAGGTATTATTACCGAGTCTTCGTTTCTTAGAGATGCAACAACGTTATCATCTGCTCTTGCTTTCTGCACGGCTGAATTAGCCTGATTAAAACTTACTTTTTTAATTATGCTTTGCGCAGAGCCAACAGTGTATTTATCATAACTTTTCAACATCTTATCATCTTGCGGAGGACTCGGAGAACTCACGCTAATAAAAAACAGAGATGTTAAATTTTTACTTTCTTTCTGATCCATTAAATTAATTCTCGGATTTCTTAAATTAATTTTCTTTAAGCGTCCTTCTCTTATGTTATCTTTTATTTTCCCTGCTGCATTTTTATTTACAACAATTTGACCTGTTCTTATCGAGTTTTTTACTGGCCTGTGATCTAAAACAAAATCTCTTTCTACAAAATAAGGCTTTATAACCTTAGTTAACAGAGAGGAAATAAAATTTTTAAACGTTAGTCTTTTCCTGGTGGTATTAATGTAGTCTTCATAAATAATTTTCATTAAAGATTCCAACGCTATTGGTATATCATACAAAGAAGCAGTTATTACTTTTTTCTTTCCTCCCACCTCTCTACTCTGCACAGGAATTCTAATATTTCCTAAAATAATTCTAAAATCATTTTCTTTGAAATACTTTTCTCCGTTACTAGAAGCCAAAAATGCGGTAATGACATCTCCAAATTTAAAAAAGTTATAAACACCCAGCATCTCTCCCGGTGTAACAGTCCCAATGAAATCTGATTCAGTAGACATTAATGATTCGCCAGATATATTTCTTTGTTCTGTTGAAATTTGATTTACTTGAAAATCTTTGCCCGCCTGCTCTCTAGAAACCGTAAGCAAGTTTTCCCTTGCGTATTCTACAAACGTATATTTATCTCCGCCTGACATGTTTTCTTGAGCGTAATATTCATCCATGTGGTTTGCGCCGACTATATCAAAGAAAAGGTGCTGAACATAAGATGGAGAAAGTTCTATTGTAAAGCCCGCCCTATTTTGTAACAAAGATCTCACAAGGCCTTTCAGTTTATCTGAATCTCTTTTTGAAAAAGCAATCTCAAGCCTCTCTATCTCTTTTAACGCATCTTTCTCTCTTTTGCCGTTTAAGTAATTAACAATTTTCTTTTTAGCGCTTTTACCTGCAGATGGAACTCGCGTCTTTATTAAATCATTTATTGCCGCTCCAACCGCTTCAGAGGTAGGCTTGTCCCTTTCCCTGCCTGACCCTGCATCTATCATGTTGTCTATCTCTTTCGAAGAGGGTTCTAAAAAATTCACATCTTTTAAAAACTCATCAATTGCTGAAATATAATCTACCTTTAGTTGAAACGAACCATCTTCGTTAAAACTAAACCCGTGATTGTAGTATCTCATAATGTATGTGGCCTGTTGAGCAGTAATGGCATCTATTTGTTTTTTTGTAAAGTTTAATCCCTTTCTCAATCCAGGAGTAGGAACGTTCCAACCAACTTGCATCATTAATTGATAGTGATTTCCCGCTTGGTTTTTAGAATCTCTTCTTGTATAGTAAGGAACAATCAAAGGAAGGTATGTTTCCCCTTGACCTCCCCTTTCAAACACAGATAAATTATTGCCATAAAAAGTAACTGAACTTTCAATATCTGCTTTTTTTGTTTCGGGCGTAGTTCCTGCAAGTGATATATCTATTTGTTTAATCCCAAGATAACTATACCTTTTGTTTACGCTATCATAAGCACCTCTGCCAGGATTTAAAGAATTGTGCATATTTTGTAATGGTATGGGTATGACTTCTTTAGTTTCGTCGCCTCTTAAAAAAAACTTTATCATTGGCGTTAAAGATGTTAATTGTGCATTATTGAATGTATTGAAAACATTGGACAACTCTCCTGTGCCTTGACTTTGTAAATAAGTGTCGAAAGTAAAAGGATGAACATCTTTGTTCAGAGTTATTATCCTGTCTGATCTCCCTCCAACAGATACCTTAGAGTACTCTGGCTTTTCTAATAATTCAGGGGTTAAAGCAGCAAGAATATATTGAGAATTTGAGCCCTGAGATAGTGTTGCTACCTCTTCTTGCATTCTGTCTATTCCGTTTATTTTTCTTTCTGCATCAGACGACGCCATTTTAACAAACTCCAAATTTACGTGTATTTACCATCAGGTTCAACCACCGCATTATAAACTGACCTCCAGTTTTCGGGTATAAACACGGTCTCTCCAAGAGTAACATGAAAATCAGTTGGTTTTCTATTGTAAAACGCGATAACCCACCAAAGGTTTGGATCACCATATTCTTTGTCGGCTAGTTTATAAAATCTAGTTCCAAGTTTCCAAATTATTGGGTGTACGCGAATATCTTGTATTTGCTCATCTGATAATAAAACAAATTTTGGGGCGGCATAATGTTTTATTGTTTTCACACCTCTTTCTTTTAATATGTTCTTGTACCTTTTTTCACTATTCTCTATAGTATCTCTTAACCCATATCTAGACATTATACGTTCCCCAAAATCTTGTTATACTTTTTCATAAGTTCTTTTGTGCTTTGATTATCTGGTAAGTTGGTCTTCACTCTTAGCATCGGTGAGTCATCTCCATCCTCTACAAAGTGAACTTTGCCAGTTAATTGTTCTATCCCGTATGGATAGGCCGTGTTCTCTTCGTCAGAACTGCCTCGGCCACCAAGCCATTTGTGGTCTTTCCAGCCAAGTTTATGCTCATGTACAACCTGCAGACTGCATTGAAAATCAAACGCTTTTGGTATAAAAGTATGGCTTTTATTTGGGGCGCTTTTATTGTTTCCATAATTGCCATTATAATCTTTGTAAATATTGCTAGGTGATGAGTGCAAGACTGCACCTCCAGGTGGATGATGAAAACCTGCTTCTAAATCTGGCGTAAAACTTACTGAATTCATCCAACAAGCCAGACCCGCTTTAAAAGCATTTAATTTGTTAACTCTAAAATTTGCATTTTTAATTAAATTTGCAAACTTAACCTTTATTAGAGGATATGAAGACATTGTGTGAATGTCCTTACCATCAACCTCATAACTAGGATACATGTTAGCAACTAAGTGTTCTAATTGATGCATATTCTCTCTTGCTTCCCTCAAACTATAAGATGGTATTTTTAGAGCCAGGTTTATTGTTCTGGTTGTACCAGCAAAACTGCCAATGGGATCGTTTCTACCAAAAACTTTTTCACTTGACCAGTCACTGTTAAAAGAGTCAGAAAAATCTGTAATCCAGGCGGGAAAGACTGCTGTTTTCTGTGACGCCAAATGCACAAATTCTATCAAATACCCACTTTCTTCCAAGGCACCTAAAACTGGGTCGAAAGATGTTGTATTACTAAATCCCATTTTACCACTCCTTTTAAGTTCTTCTTTGCACGGTAGCCAGCGAATCTTCTACCGCTGCTGCAAACTTCCTCTCACTAATAGATAGTTCTACATCGCCTTTTTGTTCTAACAGTTTTTTTGTCACCGCTAGGATCTCATCCAAAGCCTTTGCAAGTGGGCCATCAGCCTTTGCAGCGTAAAACTTGTCTTTCTTATTAAAAACAGGTTGTACATAATTCTGTTCTAGATTTCCTGTGCTCATATTTGGCATAGTAGACATGGGAGAAGTAAGGTCCTCATAAGTTACAATCTTTTTAAGTTGGCCGGTACGCAACAAATATTGTCTTTGATACTTATCTTTTCTCCTGTTTCTAAGCATCAAATCTCTGCGGTTTTGAACATTTCCTGGTGGGTAATCTTTATCAAATTGTTCTCGCTCTGGAGACTTATTAAATCCCATCAGACTTACTGTTCCATCTTCTGTCGCTGGAACAATTAATTCTCTTCTGATTCCTTTAAATTGTTTTTCGGATAAGTTATCTGCTACCTTTTCCTCGTTCAGCGCTTCTTTTACCGGAGACTTTGCGGCTTGCGCCTCCTTTGCTTTCTTTTCTTGTAATTCTCGGGCTTTTTCTTCCTTCCTCTTTTTTTCTTCCGCCTTTCTTTTTTGAAGTGCCTGTAATCTTAATTCTTTGCGTCTTTCTTCTTTTTTCTTCTTCTCCTGTAACTGTCCGGACTTTATTTCTTCCTCTTCCTGTCTATTCTTTTCCATCATTATTGATTGAAGTTCTTTGTCGGTTCCGCTAATAGATTGTAAAATTGGGGTTTTCTCATCAAGAAGTTGTTGTGCTTCTTTAGAAATAATCTCAGGACTCTTTACCTCGCTGGCAAGAGACATAATCACACCTTGTGTTTTGATATTTTCTGCTTTTATTAATTCTAAATCTTTTGCTCTTTGGGCTTCCTGTTTCTTTTGTTTTTGTTCCTCTTTCGCAACTTCTTGTTGCATTTTCTCGTCAAAAAAACCGGAGTGTAAAAGTTCTAACGGTTTAGGAGGTTCAGGTACCTCCGTGCTTGTGATGCTTTCTTCTTTTGGCTTGGCACCAGGCCTTGGTCTATCTTGATTATCTTCTTTGTCAAACACTGCCCCTTTTTCTAACAAATATGCAGCACCAAACATAGCGCCGCCTATCGCTGTGGCAGCGCCCGCTATGGCAAGGCCTTTTCCAAACTTGCCCCGCCTTTTGCCCGCACCTACAGCACCGCCCATTCCAGCCATTTTTACATGCTCTGGATTCATAGGTGTTGCACCCCTGCTTAGCACCTTTGCACTAACCACTGCAGCGGCTGCGCCTAGAGCCCCCAAGCCAATAACAACTTTTCCAATATGGTTGGAAACGGTAGTTGCAACCCAATTAAGCATTTTGTCGCCGTCTATCGTGTGAACTAGTTTGTCTATAAGATTAGTTAGTGCTGCATCTATTTTACCTTGCACAGTTAAAGAATTCTGCGCTTTGAGCACATTACTTTCAAGAGTGGTTTCTGCAGTGTCCATCTGGTCTCTTTGGCCATCAAATTTATCTTTTTGCAGTTTTAAAACACGTTGCAACTCATCAACCGGCATGGCCAAATCTTCCCCCAAACCTCTCAAAACACGGGGACTTAAATCTGGGCTACCTGCCCTCTTGTATGCATCTGCAAACATTTGAAGTTTTTCTGCTGGGTCAGCGGCCAACAACTGCTGTGCACTTAGAAAAGGTTGGCCTATTGCAATATTAAACGCTTGTGCCGCTTTTGCTGCCCCCTCAAAAGTATCAACGCCTTCACTAAGATTTAATACTTGTGCCACTTCCATTTCAAGATTTTTCGCTTGAAGGGTTATATCTTTAAATATTTTTTCACTTTGACTTCCAAATCTAGTTAATATTGGTGCCGCTTTATTAAAATCGCTTAATAACTCTCCTGGTGGTCTGCCTATGGCTTCCGCCACCCCTACAAAATTGTTCATTACCTCGTTGGCCTGACCTGGTGTTTTGCCTAAAGTCGCCGTTAAAGTAGTGAATGTTTGTGCGGATTCTTCCATTGAAACGCCAAAACGACTTAATACGCCAATAGTTTTTGTTGTCTCTTTGGCTTGAAAATCCGATAAATCCCCAAAAGTTCTTAAGTTGGTTTTTAGTGCTACTGCACTATTTCCAAGAATACCTTCGACATCTTTCGAAACTGCTCCTAGTTCTGAAGCGGCTTCTACTAACCTTATTCTGTCTCTTGATATCGCTGCCTTTTCAAAGATTGATGCTTGAGCGGCATCATAAGCCATTACTCTTTCGAAAACTTTTGTTACAGTAGAGCCAAAAAGATTACTAAGAGTCAACGACTCCGCTAATCCTTTTATTACTCCGGGAAAAAACCCTCTAGCACTGGCAATACCTAATTCTGACCATCCAGTTTGTAAGCCCAAAGTTGCTTGCAACAACCCTTCTGAAACTCTTTCTCCTTTTTCTAGGGCAAGTTGATATTTTTTTAAACCTTTGAGTATCTTTGTGTTTTCTTTGTATGCCGAAACTAGTTGTTGATATCGTTCAGATTCAACCTCACCATTTGAAATTAAAAGGTCTATTTCTTCTTTTAAGACTCTTACCTTTTCTTGTTGTATTTTAACTTTTGCTTCATGAAGGTCTAAAACATCTTTTAAAACTCTAGAGTTTAAATCTAAAAATTGAGATAATTTATCAAAATGTTCGTTTATGCTATCAACAGAAGATTTATCTAAACCGGTTCGAAGGCTTTTAGAATCTGTGTCTACCACTGAAAACAATTCGCTCAAATCATTGATTGCCCTTTCAACGTTTCGCGGATTCGAACTCAGCAGATTGGCTGCTATTTCATTTAATTTAAAGTCTTTTCCTTCAGCCATTTAAAATTACCCCATTCTAGCCGTTGCAATTTTATTAAATCCAACAGTTAAATTAACTTTACTCTCTTTAATATGTATCTGTTCCAAGTTGTTTTTTAGCATAACTAATTTTTGTAACAACACATCGTCATCGTTTGAAGTCTCGAACTCTGCTTTAATCTTTGGTGCAACAGACATAGCGTATGGCGTGTCTTCAATTGGCTCAGTTCTTTCAATTTCTACTTTTGATATTGATTCACCTGTTATCTTTGTAGCATCGGCTTTATCTACCATTTCTGATTCTAAACTTGGCATAAGACTCATAATGGTTGGTAAAAATGCATTTTGAATTGCAGGTATTGAGCCAATGTAATCCCCCAAAAGCGCACCGCCAATACCGCCGACAATGGTTCCGAGAGGACCTGCAAGAGAGCCTGCCACAGATCCAATTACACCACCGAGTATGCCTGATCCAACTTGCATAAGTTCTCTTGCTTTTTGTTCGACTGGGGCATCCGACATTAACACACTAGCCACTGATGCCACACCTATCAAACTTCCGATGATACCTGCCCCTTTTAAAACTTTTGCCATCGTTGTTGGTGGAATTTTACCTAGAAATTTTTGAAACTGCTGCACCGGCTTAAGTGATCTAATTTTTTCTGCTGCACTAGTTCCAATTTTAGCAACCGTATCGCGAGTTGTGCGAGCAGCGGTTGATATTCCTCGACCGGCTGCCTGGGCTGTGTCAGTTACCGTTGCAACCGCTCTTTGCGCACCTGTTGAAATACTTGATGCTGCCCGTGATGCTTTAGTTTTAACTTCAAAAGTAACATCTTCGATAGTGCGCGACACCGCTGTACCTGCCTCCTTAACTCCAGTAATAACGTTTCTTGAAGTTTTGGCGAGAACATCTCTGGCTCCCTCAATTCTTGTAGATGCAGCAGTTCGAATCGATTGTGCTTTTCCTGTAATACTTTGACTAACTCTTTCGCTAAAATTGGCAATTGCTGATCTTGCTTTTTGCGCACGGTCAGAAATACTTCGCAGCGCAGAGGTCATGTCTGCTGTTTTCGCCTTCTTAAAATCACCACCAGCAGCAGTAGCGCGAGCACTCAAACTACTGGTAGACTTATATACACTACTAAGGCCAGAACTAACTCCCCCTCTAATTTTAGAAAGGGAGCCGCGCATGCCTTCAAACATGCTCTTACCCATATTTCTGGCTGAATTAACAATGCTGTTTGTTCTTGTACGAAGACGGTTTGGGCCGTCTACGGTTACTTTTGGTGGCTCTGATGGTATCGGAGGTTTACGAGTTGTCCGTTTAGAAAGGCCAGATTCGCGGGCTTTTGCCTCTGACATTTCTTTGCCATACACATCACGAAATTTGCCTGTGCTCTTATCATAATAGCCTGCTCTTTCCGATAAAGGAGGAGCACCTTTAGGGCGAGGTTTTGGTTTTTCACTTTTTGGTTTATCTGGTCCGGTAACGGGGCCACTGGGGCCATCAGGGCCACCAAAACCACCAGGACCCACAGGCTTTATAAATTTAGGATAGATTCTGCTACCTAAAGCCATCCTACCCACTGATAAAATAGCCCCCATACCTGCTGCTGCAAGAATAACTGTTTCTATATTATCTGTTATAGAGTTAACAGTTCTTCTTAGAATTGGAAACTCATTGTTAATAAATGTTGTTATTCTACTTATATGCTTGGATATTGCATTATCAAGTTTCTCTTGTGCTGTGAGCGTTTGCTGAATATCAGCCTCTATCTGCTTCATTTTCGTTGGCTTTGGCGCTACTGCTAGTTCTTCTTCAAACCTACCAAACTCCGCGCCAACCATTTTTTTGAAACTAGAAGCATCCATTCCAAACTCTTTATACAAGGCTCGTAAAACTCTAGGATGTATCTCGCCTTGGGCTGCTTGGGCACGCTGGTATGCTCTTGCTATTAGTTTTACTTTGTCGCCTGGCTTAGCCTCTAATAATTCCAAGCCATTTAAAAATTCACCACCTAACAAGGCGTTAAACTTCGCTGCCTTCTTCATCGCGTCTTCTGTGGTATCCAAAGACTCTGTTAACTTTTGAAGATCTGAAATGCTTATATTCGTCTTTCTGGCCGCAAGGGCGATGCCTCTGAACACACTTGGGAAGTTTGCCCCAAAGCGCGAATACAAGGGAATAGACTCTGCCATTTCTCGAAACATTTCTTCGGGCGTGCGAGCCATTTCTTTTGATTGAGCGAGAAGTTGCTCTTCCGATNNACATCAGCCTGCTGCGATGCAGTAAAGTCTAAATTTGCATTAAGAAACTTATTTATTTCAAAAGTGGCAGAGGCAGACGCACCTAATTTTTGAAACTTACCAGCGAGTGCTATTATTTTTGTTGCTGATCCATCTGCTCTTATATCACTAAAAGCCTTTATTGTCTTTTGTGCTTCTGCTGTTAATTGAGACGAAACTTCGGCTGCTTTAGGGCCGTAGGCTGTTCTCAACTCATCTGAAATATTTACTAGTTCATCTGTAAACCCAGAAAGACCCGTGTCCTGAAAAAGACTGGCGCGTGCATTGTCCAACATCATCATTTGTTCTGCAACTCTTGTAATTGCTGAACCTATCATGTTCATAGGATGAACAGATTTTGCTAGACCTTTTGCAAAGCCCTTTATATTTCCAAGTATGCTTTCAGATCCAAAATTATAAGCCTTTGTTATGCCAAGAGTTGCTGCAACCATCCCTCTTGTTAATTCTTCTGCTTTTTCAAAGCCTGCCGTTATTTCGTCATTTGTCTTTATGGCTTTTCGAAGTTCAAGAAAAAATTGCTTCTTTTGTTCAAGTTCTTTTTCGGTTGCTTCATCTAACTTTCTTGAAGAAAGAAGCATTATCTCTCTCTTTATCGCTTCTGCTGTGTATACTTGTATGTCCCTTACTTCTTTAACAAAGTCCAGGTCCTCTTCATAAAAGACTTTTTCTAGTTCGGCTAATTTTACTTGTTTTTCGTAGAGTGCCACAGACTCTGAGAATGTTAGATTTGATTTCTTGTCTGAGTTGTAGAGGGTTATTAGTTCTGCAATGAACTTCTTATCATCATCTGTTAACTTTCTTTCATTTAAAGGTTTTTTGAACTTCTCAAAGAGTTCTTGTAGTCTTTTTTGGACTTCTTGTGGAGTCATTTATAAGGCCTCTTACTTAAAAGGCCATATTAGTCCAGTGTCTCTTTCAAAGCCTTTAACAGCCCTGTTTAATTTAAACTTATCCTTCAACGTTTTAGGATTATTTAAACCGTACTGTGTTAGGGAAGACATATATCTTTTTTCACCCGCGAGGGCTTTAGTAAAAGAGTCAATTTGTGAGCGACTACCCCTAACAGAAACTGGAAAATATTCACCTGTGAAAAGTATATTCAATAACATGCGGAGACGTGCGCCATATGCCGCCATAAAACTTTCATCAATTTTAGAAAAGTCAATAACTATTTCTTCTTGTTGTTGCATGGTTATTTCTCCACTATTAAATAGTTTACAATGCGCAAAAATGAATGCTATTGTTATTTTTTGGATTTAGATGCTTTTTCCATCTCTTCATTACGCTTTTCAAAGTGTTGACTCAATCTCTGGACAAACCAGTTCCTAATCGTAACAGGCAAGTCATACACATCAAAGTAATTCCAGTTGCCGTGTTGAATCAGATAAAATATCTGCTCATGCACATGAAGCATGTACTCAGAAGTCAGGCCAAAAAAACCCGGCCTCAAGGGGCACCTCCATTTCGGTTGTTGTACCGCAATACATGCACTCAAATGATTCAATCATTTCAACGTTTGGAACAAGAGCAGTGTAGTTCTTTCTCAAGAATCTAGAATCTCTTGCTGGTAGGTCTAGAATGGCCAGATTTAAAGACGCTGGGTCAGAAACACCATCAATAGAAACAATGATAGACTTTAAGAAGTCTGTTGTGTTAGAATCTGCTAGATTGTTCTTTTGTCTCATTTGCTGAGCCTTTTGAATTCTTGCTTCATCTGCAGATGTCAATAACTTAACTATCACCTCATATCCAGAATGTGGTAAAACAGTTTTAAACGTCCCTTGTGGAGTTAATTCAAAGTTTTCACTTTGCTCAAACTTTGTAAAATACTTTGTATAATCTTCCAAAACAAAAGTATGATCATTTGGTGTATCACACTCTGGACATACAACCCTTGTTTCATATTCTTCGCCGTATCCCGTAATACGCGCTGCAATCATAATTGCTGACTTATCACCGATAAGTAAATCTGAAACTTTTATGTCTTGATTAACAAGAATATTTTGAATAAATTTATCAACAGCCAAACCTTTTCGCAATAAGGCTGGGGACGTTAAAATATCCTCATCTCTCGCTGTCATATATCTAATTTCCACAACCTCTTGGTTATGAAGGGCATGCCCCTCCGGATAAAAAAGCCCCCTAGAGGGCAATTCAACAAACTCTGTATTCGCAGTTCGTCTAGATGTATCTTGAGGGGGTGCGTGATCTGCTACCGCGCTTTGTTCGGGTGGTGGCTGCTGAGCCTGCACCCGCTTAGAATTTCTACTCATAATAACCTCACTTTAACATAACAATTCTAAACTAAATTTATTATAAAACAAAATCAACTTGTATTTTGTCTAATTAAACGCCAGGAGCCTGGTTTGGTCCTCTGACGTTTTGTGTTGTCGAACCAGCAAAACCAGCAGTACCAGTTTCATTGTTTCTTTGTGCCGAAATCATTGCGCCTCTATCGACTGTTCCCTTTGTCTCCAAGTTCGCCCAGTCATATCTCATTGTCAATTCAACATTGACCAACTCATCAGACTCATAATCAAGGTCACCAAAGTTCACACTCTTAATCCACGGATTGTATAGAGTCCAAGTCTCAATTGGAGAACCATTTTCATCAATTGTATGGATAAACACTCTACCGCCAACGGCACTAGTTGCGCGGGCCTTCGAAAAGGTGACAATATTGCTTGCTACGCCACGTTCCAGTGGATCATTAAGAAACTGATGAGGAGGAACGTATCCGGAAAGAAGCATAAGGTCAGTCATAGTCTTGGAAGCATCAGGATCAACTGGGTCAACAAGTGTCATGCTGATTTCATCCCATTCAAGCCTTCCAGGATAATAAAACTTATAGTTAATAAAACTATGCTCAGATTCAGAAACTGAAAAATTAGGCTTTCCTGTTGTCTTAACAATCCACTGTGGGATTCCGTTAAAGGAAAGCAGAAACCGATACTTTCTCTTTGGCTCGATGGCCGCATCAGACCAAAACTTATTTTGTGCCATTACGTTATTCCTCCTGCACTATTAAATAGTGTTTCTTAATATTTTTTAATCCTCAAATGATGCACCTGTGTTTGTAATCACGAAGTCAATTGCGATAAATTCAATGGCTCTTGCGGGCTTTAAGAAAATCTTCGCATACATAATGTTTCGGTCAATCAAATCAGGTGTAGTTGTTGTTTCATCTAAAACAACTCTAAACTCTGTCAAACCAAATCTAGACTTAACACTGTCTAGGAACGGCTCAACAGAACCTCTAAATCTATCCCAGGTTGCTTGAACATTCTGATCAAACAATAATGTTGCCGCCTTCCTGGAAACCTCTTTCTTAACGTAGATCATAAGTCTTCTAACGTTAATTCTATCAAGTGCCGACTGCGTAACCTGCAGAGTCTTCTGGCCAAAGACCACAATCCCTTCTGCTGGGAACTGAGCAATCGGATTTACATTTGCTTCATACAGTTCGTCTCTGTCCTTAGAACTAAGCCTTTGCGAAACCTGTAGCACTGGAAGACCGCCTGCGCCGTCTGAAAGGCCACCGCGTGTGAAGCCTGCAGGCGCAAACCATAACTCAGAGCGGGCTTCGGTTGAACCAAAAGTACCCAGAGCAGTTACAGAAGGTGGTACCCAAACTTGAGCATCATTAATTGTATCTGCAATCTTTACCCAAGGAAAGAAGCAACAAGCATAACTTGAATTGAGTCCTCTTGCTTCTAGAGTGTTTACTGCAGCGTCAACACTAGCGTCCGAAATTCTCTTTTGGAAACTCTTGTTGTTCTCAGTGTTTGGCACATACCCACCATTTTCAATATCGATGATTGCCAAAGCATCTGCTCTATCTTCGCAAACACTAATCATGTGATTTGTGACTCTTGGCTCAGTAACACCAGGTGCCACAAGAGTATTCATCTCAATAACCTCTGGATCTGCTACTGAATCAATTGCTCTCTTAAGAGAGGCAATCTCATAACTAGTAATTTCTGATTTACCACTCATCTTACTATTGCGGAAAGCCTCTTTCTCAGTGATATCCAATCCATCGAAACCACCGTATACAGGGGCTGTAAACTTAGTATATCCTGATCTGATCAGGTCTTTATACCCATTACCGGTGTTCGAAGCGTCTCTCTTTGCTGTGTAAGAAAGATTTCTTTTTCTTGAACCCTGAATATAGAAGGCTGCTCCAACATCTCTTGGTGCAATACCGCCCTGATCAACCTTACCAACTGGATCACTCAAAGATCCTGATGATCTGTGATTAAGGACTAAATCATCCAGAGAGAAGTGAAAAGAAACTTCTGTGTTTGTTCCATCTGCATCTTTTACGCCAGCACCCATGAATGCCTTTCCCATTCTTCTAGTCACGTCTGTGAAAGAAGGATCAAATCTTGTGTTAGATGGAGTTCTATAGGTTGACACGCCAAAGTATGCTCTCTTGTTTTCAGACAATCCTTCAGCCGAAGAAGAAATACGAAGAGGCAATGTCGGATAAACAAGACTTGCTGTAGCATTTGCTGGTAAACCTGCCAGTAAATTAGCACTGGTATGGCCAGGAAATGCCTTCCAAGTACTGGTTCTTGAAAATGTAGCAAGCACATCTGAAGCATTACAGGTTGGTGCTAAGTTAAACCCTGTTCCACCTGAAGTTGTGGTCGCCTTAAGGCCAACAGAGGCTACTGTACCAGTCTTGTATCTAGGAGGCCCAATAAATCCAAAAGGCAAGAGTGCTGGATCTGTTGCACCTGCATCTACGTCAGTCTGTATCTCTACTCTAAAGAAAGAAGACTGATTTGGAAAATTACCGTAAATTCTGTATCTTTGATCTACAGTGTCCCATTCACGATACTGATCACCAATCTTTCGACCAATATAGTTTCTAGAATTAGGATTAAGTGTACATTGTGAAAATCTTTCCAGAACAATTGGTCTAGCGTCATTGTCTGCAATTCTTCTCACTAACACTGTGAAACTACCGTATGGATTAACATCGGTAGGTGCTTTAATATCAGAGATCGAAACCTTAAGATACTTGGTATTCCACCCACCGTCGTTAATGCCGTGAAGTCTAAATAACTTCTGCATGTTTGCTGGCTCATATGCTGCGCCGTCAGTATCTAAATCTTGGCTGATGAACCAACCAGTGCAGGAGTTTTGATTTTCTAGATCTCTATTTAAACTGTTGTTGGTTGAATGCAATGGTAGTATTGCACCACATAGAGAATCGTCAGCGCTCAAAGCACCGTGAAAATTTAATTTGTTAGTCGAGTTTTGCTGGCCGTGGACATCCTTAACATACCTATCGAATGTCTCGCCCAAAAAGTAGTTCTTTAATGCATCTGTTCTAGTAGTCTCAGCATTAATCAAGGTTGGGTTTGTGTTAAAAACCTTTCTAATATATTTATCAGAATCTCTATCAAAGTTGAATACAACCCTCTTTGCCGTCTGAGTACCATCATAGAAAAAGGCTGCAAATTCCATCTTTGCTGGCTGTGTCGCCCTTACAAGAGCGTGAGAAGCCGTAATTGCACTTGTTCCCGCACGCTTACCTGAACCGCCCGCTCTTTCGCGAATACCTTGTACTTTTGTTAATGCTGGAGCAGCACCTGAAAGAATAATACCGCCTTTGTTCATGTACCAAACTGCTGCCAAAGTTCCTGTCAAGGTTGTGGGTGATGCAGCGTGGCCAGCAACATTGTGCCCTGACATGGATGATCTGGCATCAATGCCACCTGTCGAAAAGAGATAAAGTCCGTATATGGCAGATTTACTAGCACTACCAGGATCACTTGCATCCAAGGATTGATCAAGTTTCCAACCTGCTGCACCAGCGGTAGCAGCGGCGGGATCTTCTACGCCCAAAAGTCGTACAACATTGACTGGGCCACTGTTTTGTAAAAAGGCTTGGGCTGCATAAGCAGCATAAGTAGGAGCAGTTCTATTTCCATCTCTCCATACATCTCCGCCTTGCCCACCTGGCATTGGATTACCAAAAACTTCTACAAACTGAGTCATAGAATCAACAGTCAATGGAATAAGGCCAGGTCCTTTTTCTAGCCTACCAATTACGGTGGGGCCTACTGCTGCTGGTGGTCTTGGAAGTTGTGAGTTATCAATTTCATTCAGAAACACGCCTGGGGATACGAATTTAAACCTTTTTACAGACATACTAAAAATCTCCTTTTAACAAAATAAAAAAACTATTTTATTTCTCT